GACTTAGTGGGTCATAAAAAAAAGGGGTCGTAAGACCCCTTTCTTATTAGCAAACTACTTCAACTATGCAGTATGCTTACTCTTCAGCGAGTTTCTGAAAATAACTTAGTGCGTCATCTTCTTCCTCTGTAGTCTCTTCTACAGTAGCCACTGGTTCTGGTGTAGGTGTAAGACCTTCACTTAAATCCTCAAGATCTTCAGTGTCCATTTTAGGTGTGACAACTGCCTTTCTTGCTAGAACTGAGTCCAAACGTGCTTTAAGTTCATCATAAGACTTAAATTGGTCTGCAGCAGTGAACTCACTGAGATCATAGATCTTATCGTAGATCTTTTCTAACTCAGCATCATCATCTAAAAGTGCCTCTGTTTTACCAAACTCTGAACTATCATAGTTCCAGAATCCAGCAACCTGTTTGATCTTCAACTTGAAGTTGGCACCCTTCCAGAAATCGAATGGGTTGATTGGTTCTTCATCTTCAAACTCAGGTTGCATTGCAGCAGTGATCTTATCAAAGATCTTCTTGCCAAACTTATAGAGTTTGACTTGTCCTTCGTTCTCAGGATTTGAAGAATCCTTCACAATGTAAACATTTGCGTAATAAGATAACTTACGTTTTTGTTTACGAGCAATATCTTTGTCAGATTCACGACCACTGTTCCAAAGAGTTCTGTTAAGTTCTCCTACAGGGTCATTCTTTCCAATAGTTGTTAAACTATTTTCAATATACCAACCGCCAGGCCCTTGAAATGCATGACTCCATACTTGAGTCCATGGCAACTCAGCGTTGGCATGTGCAGGGAGGAATCGTATGACAGCGAATCCGTTACCAGCTTTATCTACAGATGGTTTCCATAGACGTTCATCAGTATTACTTCCACCTTTTTCGTTGAGTTTCTCAACTTTTTTCATCAATCTCTCTGTTAGAGAGCCTGCTTTAGATTGTTTCTTTAGTGCAGCAAATGACATTTAGTATTCTCCGTATTTTTGTATTGTTGGATTGTTTATATTATAACATGTAATAATATATTGGTCAATCATCTGGAATGTTATTTTCTAACTTTTCCAAAGTTTGACTTAGAGTGTCAAAAAATTGTTGAATATTTTGACCATCTTTTAATCCTAAAAACTTTGCAGATTCTAGGATCTGTGCTTTCATTTCAAGAGCATCAGGATCTTCTTGTTCTAGGGACAGCCTAAACATAAAGTTTCTCTGTTTCTCTAGAAGTTTTTTCATCTTATTAATATACAAATACCCCTCTTCTGAGGAAGGATCTCTCATTCCTCTAACAGCGATACCTGTCATTATGTCTTCTTGTAACTCCTGTATCTCGGCCATTGCGGCTCTGACTGCTGGAGCTCTGAAAAATTCACTCATTAATAGACCTAATGTTATTACTATTTATCTGTTTTAGCTACCCACATAGGTAGGTATATAAGGGTAAATGCACTACCCCAAAAAGCGAGAAAAACGTATAAATGACTACCTCTATGAGGTGAAAATGCGAACCCTAAGGCTGTAACAATCACCCAAACGTAGTCTACTATACCATGAAAGGTTTGCCAACCATCACCGTATTTTTCTATAAGATTATCTCTCTGTTTTGCAGCCCAAGGCGAAACGTGTCTCATCATCACAAATCCTTCGTTTAGAAACATGATGGAGAACCCTATCCAGAATATCATAGTGGCAATTTAGATCTACTTGTTCTTTTTAGGTAATTTAATTCTGTTGCTTCTGCCTTTAATTTATCTTTGAGAGGTTTAGAAATCAATTTACCTACTGATTCAAACTCAATATTCTTCTCTTCACAATAACTAATAATTGCTTCAATATAATTGAGTTCAGTGGTAAGTACAAGTTGCTCAATGTCACTTGTAAACTTATTCTGACAGAGAAATTTCTCCTTTAGCAGTTCATTAACTTCTTTCTCCATACTCTCCGAGTTTGTGTGTGACGAATTCTTTAATATACTTGGTAAGAAGTTTAATATAGTCACGTTTGTTGGTTTTTTCATAAACTTTAACATCTCCGTTTTCACATACCATTAAGGTAACAATCTTCTCTACCACAGTGCCTGTCATTTCATAGTACATACAAGCATATGCAGTCTCTTGAACAAAGTAGTTTTGACACCACTTCTCTGGTTTAACTTTTTTAGATGTTTTGAAGTCTATTATGGCTAATTCGCCATTATATTCCGCAATGCAATCAACTCTTCCCGCTATTCCGAAATACTCACTATATAGTGGTTTTTCTAAAGCATGAATATTATTTATATTATCAAGGTATTTTTTCCCATATAGGAACAAGGCCTTGGTAGTTGGGAGAACATCTAAAGTATTAATATCCTTATTCAAAAGATATTGTTCTACAAGATCATGGAACTTAGTTCCTCTTGTTGTAGCAACTTTTGTAATCTTATTGGCTTCCTCTTCACCAACTTTCTTACGCCAATTAATAAAAGTCTGACGATTATAGAAACTTGTTATAGAGGTAATAGAAGGAGCCTTCTTTCCACTTGGAAGAGTGTAATATCTGACTCCATCTACAGTATTGGCTTCTAACTCAAAATCACCAAGTTTATTCAAGTGGGTAAACATTATAAAGACAAAGCGAGTTTAGTAACCAAATAGTTTCTTACTAAGCCTGAGCGAACAATGTCATCTATACCAAATTCAACTATACCAAAATCATCTTCCATAATTTCAATAATACGTTTAAAATCTAAGATGCCATTCTTCTCATTCGATTTCGTAAGATCCGTTTGAGTAGAGTCACCACAAAACATTATTTTACAGTTATCTCCTACTCTTGTTATTATACTATCTAATTCGTGAAAATTCAAGTTTTGCATCTCATCTACTAACACAATGCAATTATCAAGTGTTGTTCCCCTGATAAATGATGTGCTCCAGAATGAAATAGTCTCTTGAGCTTTTAAATTACCGTATAACATTTCAAAGTCATTGTCTGAAGGCATTTCAAACATATACTTTACCATATTCTTATAAGGAATCTGATATAGTGATGACTTATCTTCATGGTCGCCTGGCAAGAAACCAATCTCTCTTGTGGAAACCAATGACCTAACAATATACACCTTATCATATGGTGTCATTTCGTCAAGCACATCTTTGAGTGCAAGATACAAACTGATAAATGTTTTACCAGTTCCAGCACAACCATATCCAAATATATTCTTACCCTTAGCATATTCATCAAACAAAAGTTTCTGATTGTCTGTGATAGGTTCTATATCAACCAAGACACTATTGTTAATCGGTCTCTTCCTACGTCTTTGTTTAGCAGTCATTCCAGCACCAACAGTATTATCACGATGTTGACTATTAGTATTCCTTCTTTTTTTAGTTGACATTAATACCTCTATTGGCTAAACGACCCTTGACTCCAGCAGTTTTCTCAGATTTTTTCAGTATCTCATTCCAGCCTGGATGTTTGTTATTGAGTTTGTCTCTCCACTCTCCAACTTCTCCAACGCCTGGCACTGTTGATGGATCTGAATAATCTCTATCCCATTCGGGATTGTCGGTTTTCCATTGATCCCAATCGTGAATACTCATTACAACTTCTTTCTGTTCACCAGTTGTTTTGTTGACCACAGGGTATGTTGCCATTAAGATTCCTCTCCGTGAAGTTCTTTTTTGATTTGTTTTTGTATCTCAACCACACCATTTCTCCATTCTAATGCTTCAGAAACAATAGGAAACTGTTCTATAAAGACAGTTTTACATGCCTGTGCAATGTCCATGTGTTCCTTCTGAGTTCCATGAGCGGATCTCAGTTCAATATAATGAATCCATGATCTACAAGAACCTGTCATATAGATTCTTGTTGGTGTGCAAAGTGGTAAGACCATTCTGGCACATTCTTTTGCAACTCCTTCCTCTAACATCTGTTGATATAAGGCGGTTGCAGAGTCAAACAGGGTTTTCATTTGTAATTCTAACTTCTGTTTGACAAACTCATCAAGATCGTCTGTAGAGTTTTGACGATTCTTTAAATCTTGTTTCCTAAGACTAGGAATAGGAATGATTCCCAACTGTGTACTATCAGCATATCGTTGAGAGAACTCTTGAAACGTAAATGACCTGTGACGGAGTATCTGTGCTGCAATGGCACGAGTTGTCTCTATCTCAAGAGTCATACTAGATTGTTCAAATACTGACCAGTGTTGATGTTTGATGCAATACTTTAGAAGTCCAGCAAACTTTTCATTGTCCTGATTGGCAGGGTTGGAAACTCTGGCAATGTGTGCCATAGTTTTTTCTGCGTCAGGTGTAACTGTTACTAATTTTACGTCCATTAAAGTTCTTCTTGATCTGCATAGGTGACACGATGTTCACCACCATTAACATAAGCAGTAGGATCAGAATAAACTTCTGCTTCCAACTCCTCAATAACAGTTTTCAAATTCTTAATGATAAGTTTCAAGTGGTTCTTGTCCATGTCAAATAAAATAATTAAAATTAATTACTACCCTTCTGGCAGTGTCAGTGGTTGATACAGCTCTGTGTTTTTCATTTGAATCGAAAATCACAATTCTGTTTTCAATACTTTCAACTTTCATACCATTGCTTTCAAACTCAGTATAACCGTTGTTCGTATTTACATAATATATGGCAGTGATGCAATTGTCAACATCACTATGATAGGCACTTTCCACATGGGTCGGTGTTTTCATATTTAGATTAGCCTTACTTCTAACTATAGATACAGGATCTAACTTTTGCCATATTGGACTCAAATTACTGAAGAAAGGACTCGATGGTGCATAGTTATTATATAAAACATGAACAAATTGATAGTCACCATCACCAGGCAGAACTACACCATTACAACAGTTCCAACTGATTTTGTAACCCAAGAATAAATCTTGAAGTTCCTTGAACTCATCAGGCCCAAGAAAATTATCAATTAATTCATAATTCATTTTCTGCTTGTTCTGCCTCTTTCAACAACTGTGTGACAAACTGTTCAGTGCCATCCATCATCTTAATTTGAAACAGATTAGATTTCATATATTTCTTTGTCTTTTTATACTTTTTGAGAAGTTTCTTATACTCCTCTCTATTCATGTGAACTTTACCCTCCTCAGCCATTGTTCACCTCTAGTTCCCATTCCATTATGGATAACAAGGTATCAATTGGAATCCAAGTTGGATCTTCTTCTTTGAACTGAACCTCAACCTCGGTTATATTCTCGCCTCGAAATCTATTGTAAGTTGTTCGAGTGTTCTTGACAACGCTTATGGGATTAATCATTTTCTTTTCCTCTGAGCAGGTTTTGATGGTGGTTTCTTTTCTGGTTCTGGATTCCATTGTTTTGGATTAACTTGACCAGCAGTTTGTTTGAAACTCTTTAATCCCTGTTTGTACTTATCGTAGTAATGATCGAACATATCTACCTGTTTTTGGCATAATGTTATATCATAGAAGACTTTATCTTCTCCATTTTCCTTATCAACATACTCAACAAGATATGCCGTGTAAGGCAATTTCTTATCCTGTGCTAATTTTGGATCACATTTTTCATGAAGTACTTTAAGCATTAAGATCTATTCCCCCAAGTAATTTCTGGATATGCTTCTGCCACTAATTCCTTAGTGATGTTGTATTTTGTGTTGAGTGCTTTGTCTTTCACAAGAACAAGAATCTCAGCCTCTGGTGGAGGTAAAGTTTCAAGTATATTGATAAAGAAACTTTCTCTTTTGATCTTATTCATTGCATCATCACCACCTTTTACAAAACGGTAAAAGTTTTTGGCTTGATTGCGAATAGTAGACCTTTGTGGAAGTCCTTTGTCCACACTTGCCTGTACATCACTCTCTACAGGTTGATATGGTACATTACCCTCTGGCAACATAGAAACCACAGACTCATCAAAATTCCATATCATAGTCATTTTGAAAGAATCTTCTCCGTGAGTACGAAGTATGTCTAACTTTTTTGATTTTACTCTTTCAGAATCGACAGCTTCTAAAAGTTCGTGAACCATAGGATTTGCAGGCAGTTCTTTCTTTTTAACTGTTACTGTCCTTGGTTTTGTTGAAGTTTTACGAGTAGAAGTCTTTTTCCTACTTGTGGATCTAGTCTTCGTCGTCGTCTTCTTCGCTGTTGTCATTTTCAAACCTCACGGCTACTATTTCATCGGGAATGAGATTCCCATTTTCATCATACATTTCGGGATGACTAAATGCCATACCTTGATTCTGTAAATTGATGTAATTGTTTTGTTGGGCTAACCAGCCAATTATACCACCTAATATCAAAAATGTAAAGCACATCATGCTGAATATTACAAGAAGTACAGTGGTTTCCATGTCGGTCTCCTAATTGTTGGTTTTCTTTTTTATATCTAACGATAATCTAAATTCTCTACCAAATAAGGAGAGTTTGATATCGAAGAACTTTGGTGTCTGTTTAGGCGGTTTCTTTTTATCTCCTTTGAGTATAAGTTCTACGCCTTTATTTATGTCCATATCTGGGGGAAACATGTTAAATTATTCTATGTTCTTTCAGATATTTCAGAGTTTCATTAGCGTTGCCTAAATTCTTACCATCCATTACCACTTGTGGCACTGAAATCGTATCAGGGAACATGGATCTGAACTCTTTCTCTGTATAATCTTTGTCTAATTCTTTATATTCATACTCCTTACCTAGCATTTCAAGTACAACTTTTACCTTGTAACACATCGGGCATTCATTTTTTCCGTAGATTGTAAACATAATTAATACCTAATTACTTCTATTTTATGCCACTCAAAGTCAAAAACTAATAAAGCTCCGAGTGTCTCTTCATTATAACATACTGTAAAATATGTAGATAACTTTCTACCATCTAATCCTCTGGAAGGTTTGTCACCTATAAAAATAACCCGACCTTCTAGTGGTTTACCACCTAAAACTTCGGGCACACTGACTATAGAACCTTCACGGATTGCTTTGGTTTTGGCAGTATCTAAGAAAACTTTCTTCGATTCCAACTGTATCTCGTTTCCCTTGAGATACCCAGAGGTGACAGAATTCGTAGAGGTTACGG